ATGAATGAAGAGTTAATGAAAGCACAACTAAAACTTGTTGAGTTAAATGAATTGTTAATGCTTATTAAGTCAGCCGAATTAGATCATTCTTATTTTATCGGTGATATCCAAAAGCTAAATTATGATCTTGATATAATATTAGAAAGATTTAAACCATAAAAAAAAGCCCTCAAATAATGAGGGCTTTTTTTTACTACTTTATTTTATTTCAAGTTCTTTAAATCTAATAATTTCATCGCCAGCCAATTCATTAAATCTAAGCATACGTGTTTTTAAAGGTTCTATCTCATTTTGATAAAATGCATCCGTTGCCGATTTAATGTCACCAAAGCCACCAGCATTACTTGGTACGATGCCCATTAACTGTGGTGGAATTCTAAGTGAAGCTAAAACATCATCACGGGTAATAGATTTAATATGGGTGAAGTCATCCTTAGCAGCTATTTCTGAAGTTGGAATTACTTGGATGCCATCTTTTTTGCCATTCGGACTGTAAAAGAAAAGATTACGGAAGTTGCCTGGTCCTTTACTTTCTTTTAGTGCTTGTCTGAGTGCTGTAATGTCATTCGGATCTGAAGCTGGATCGTTCACATATAAAATGAAACCAGCATGTGAACCATTGTTGTAGTATTTGCGTCGAAACAAAGTAGCAGACTCATTTAACCAAGCACTCTGCAAAGCAGATATATATTCTGGTGTACCATAGATTTCTTGATCTATGTCTGTTTCACGAATTTGTAAAATTCGATCTGCAGGGAATTCAAATTCTTCATATCCATTTTTGCCATGATTTAAATAGAAGTACTGGCCATGTTCTCCGCCAGCGCGTGTGTACTTTGCCAAAGCTGGTTTATATTCAATCGTATTTTTGAGTCGTGATTTTACATTTTCCATGTATGCATTTCCGCACCATACATAGTCCAATGCCAATTGCTCAAAAGACATTTGGCTTAAACGAGGGTGAGGGATGAATAATTTCGCTAAAAAGTTTCTTTTAAGGCAAATTCCACTGCTTAGATATGGAGTAGATTTCCAACTCTTTGATAATCCAACTAAACTGACTTGTGGTTCATACCATCGACCATTAAACCAACATTCCATATAATTTGATAAATCATTACCGTCCATGATTGGTACTGCATCACCGAATGAAAATGCTTCGACTTGTTGCTTTGCACCCGATGATTGAATGCTTTGCGGTAAATGATTGAACGCAGTAGTTACCAAACCTTTTGCGATTGAAAAAGGGTTCATGAATAAATCTCCAACATAGATGTATTTGTTTCTGTAATTCCAGCCAAAGGCTCGTTATAGATGGCGTGCATGAGTGCCCATGCGAGATCCGCATGACCGATCTCTTCAGATCGTCCAGCCGAGAAAGTGATTTGTTTTTGACTTGAGGTTAAAGTCTTTTTAATGCTCATTAATGATTGAGCGAGATCCTTGTCGCCAGCATCAAATTCGAGTCGGCCATTGCGAATGACATCCAGTGTCTTGTAGACAAGTTGGGATTTCACTTCAGGCGAATAATTGAAAGTAGTGAGGGCAGGGAAGAATGCGCGGACTAATTCAGCAACACCGTACCCCATGCCAGTTGTATCGATACCGATATAAGTAACGTTGTACCGTAATGTGATGGCTCGGATATGTTCAGCTTGTTGTGAAAAATCATCACCTTTAAATTGATGACGTTCAAGGACGCGAAATTTTCCACCAGTTACAGCTGGAGGGGCAACAACAACGAGACCCGCATTGTCACCAGTCAAAGCTGGATCGTAACCAATCCAAACAGGTTTATTTGCGAAAGGCCTGTTATGCCAGACTTTGAAATCATTCCAGATTTCAAGTGTATCAACCATGCAGATCTGCAGCATGCTAAGTGGGAACATGGACTGGCCATCATCCACAAATTCACACATCAATAAATTTGCATAATCTTCAGGCGAATATTCAAATTTGAGTTGATCAATATCAAATAAATCACAGCCACCCGCTACTGCATCCTCGACAGTAACAATTTGCCTCCAAATTCTGTCAGCGCACTTTTTACCTTTGGCCAAGGCTTTATGCGTGATATCAATTTTTAAGTGGTCGGCTTTGGGTTTACCTTTATTGAATCGAGATCCCGTCCAATGTGCATAGGCTTCGTGGGTGATCGTAGAAGGAGTTGAAAAGTATGTTTTACGCCATTTTTTATGCATGGCCATACCAGAGGCAACTTTTTCTAATTCATTGAATCCATATGTCCAAAAGATTTCATCAAAATACAAATTGCCGTGATGACCTTGGGCAGTTCTGTAGTTCGTACCTAAAAATAACAGTTCTGCACCATTGGATAAGACAATCGGATCACCAGTGAGTTCTACCCCACACACTTCAGAAGCAAAGGCTTTGATATAAAATTTAAAGATATGAGCTTGGGCTTTAGACGCAGACAAAAAGATTTGATTTCGTCCTGTTCTCAATGCATCGATAAGGGCTTCACGGGCAAAATAGTAAGTCGCACCAATCTGACGACTTTTTAGAATCATGCGCGAACGTTCGTCCATTGCCCGATACCAAGTCCATTGGTAATCGAAAAGATTATCTTCAAATGCAAGGATGAGCTCTTCGATTTGCTCTTCAGTAAAGTGATTGGGAATGCTTTTACGTTCTGTATGACGTTTACGAATATTGGGATTTAAATCTGCTTCAGATCCGCCATTTCGATATTTTTCAACACGGGCAAATTCTTTATATGCTCGCATTAACATATCGATTTCTTTGATATCACCAGATGTCTTTTTATTTTTTAAAATCAAAGTCATTAAACGCACTGTTAATGCATTTTCAACTCTGTTTTCTGGTTTTTCCTTTTCCCAATCCTCGCGTGTTTTCCAAGCCTGAACAGTTCGTTCATTCTCGTTGAGTACCTCTGCAATATCGACAATTTTCCAGCCAAGCCAATAAAGGAATTTCGCCTTCAGCTTGTTGTCCATTATTAGATGTAAGTTTGCGATGGGGGATAAATCATTCATTGCGAATTAGTAATTGCTTTAATTCGCAAACATTGGCAGCACCTCACTCATTTATCAGTCAAACCTATTTGTATGTCAGTTATATACAAGCCTGTTGAATTGCGGGGCATAGGCAAGATTGCCCATTCTGCACCTATTCGAAAACGTGAATTTTTCCATAATTTCATTGATAGGTTTGCAAATGAGCAAAGAAGAAAAGAAATTGAAATCCAAGTGGTTTCGTATTGCTGTAGCAGGGGACACTACCGACGGTCGTGAGATCCAATCCGAATGGATCATTCAAATGGCCCAAAGCTATGACCCAAACACCTACGGTGCTCGGATCAACATTGAACATTTACGAAGTGTTTATCCTGGTGGGACTTTTGGTGCATATGGCGATGTACTTGCTTTAAAAACTGAAAAAGTAACCATTAATGGTGAAGAAAAAGATGCATTGTTCGCCCAAATTGAACCAACCGATAATCTAATTTCTTTGAACCAGCAAAAGCAAAAAGTCTATACATCGATTGAAGTTGATGAAAACTTTGCAAAAACAGGAAAGGCATATCTGATTGGTTTGGCTGTGACAGATTCGCCAGCATCACTTGGTACCGAAATGTTAGCTTTTGCAGCTGGAGCAAAGGTAAATCCACTCAATGAGCGTAAACAGCGTCCTGAAAATTTATTCACCGCAGCCGTTGAAACTCAAATCGAATTTGAAGAGGTCAAAGAACCTCAAACATATTCCGCTGGCTTACTCGACAAAGTAAAAAAACTATTTTCAAAACAAGAAAATTCCGAGAAAAAGTCAGCGGAATCATTCTCTGAACAAGAAAACGCGATTATCGAAATTGCCACTGAAACCGCAGAGCAAGGCAAAGCGGTTTCAAAATTAGAGAATGATTTCAGCACTTTAAATGGTGCTCATGAGCAGCTCAAAAAAGATTTTAACGATCTAAAGCAAAAGCTCAATGGTGAACCTGATTCTGAACCACGTCCAACCTCTGGTAACTCCCAATTCACCGAAATTGTTGATTGCTAATCCAACAATAAAAAAATAAAGAGTAAATTCAATGCGTATAGATACACGATTAAAATTCAACGCTGCAATGCAGCAATTAGCTAAGTTGAATGGTGTTCCAAAAGTTTCACAGAAATTTACTGTAACACCGACTATTCAGCAAAAACTAGAAGACAAGATCCAGTTGTCTTCAGCATTTTTACAAAAAATTAATATCCATTTAGTCAATGAACAATCTGGATCTGCAGTAGGACTTGGAATTTCACGTCCAATCGCTTCACGTACCAATACGGATACCACAGACCGTCAAGCTAAAGATCCAACGTCGATGGACGAACGTTTTTACTTCTGCCGTAAAACTGATTTTGATACTGCGATTAAGTACCAAAAGCTGGATCAATGGGCAAAGTTTAAAGATTTTTATGCTCGCTTTAGTGGCCAGATTCAAAAACGCCAAGCACTTGATCGCATCATGATTGGATTTAATGGTACGTCGATTGCTGCAACGACTGATATTGTAGCCAATCCAAAGCTTCAAGACGTAAACAAAGGCTGGTTGCAGAAAATGCGTGAGGAAAACGCAGCCCGTGTAATGTCTTCAGGTGCAACGGTTGGAAAAATCAAAATCGGTGCGACAGGTGACTATAAAAACGTCGATGCATTGGTGATGGATTTAACCAATGAAATGATTGATGAGGTTCACCAGGACAACCCTGATCTGGTTGTGCTTTGTAATCGTAAAACCGTTGCAGATAAATATTTCCCGCTTGTGAATAAAGACCAAGAAAACAGCGAAAAATTATCTGCGGATATTATTATCAGCCAAGAGCGCATGGGTAATTTACCTGTCTATGCGGTGCCATTCTTCCCTGAAAATGCAATTTTGGTGACGACTTTTGATAACCTTTCAATCTATGTTCAGGAAGGCTCTCGTCGTCGTACCGTAGTCGATAATGCCAAACGCGATCAAATCGAGAATTATGAATCTTCTAACGAAGATTACTACATCGAAGATTTAGGTCTTGCTGCTATGGCTGAAAATATTGAACTGGTGTAACCAATGACCTTAGCACGCAATCATTTCCACAAACACAGTGCTAAAGCAGCAGCCGAATCGGCTGCTGAGTTCGGCACTATGCAAGAGCAGACATTCTATGAGCTGCAACTCACACAGTTGAATAATGATATTAATCGCTTGAAACAGATCCAATCGATTGAAGCCAAAATTCAACTTAAACAGGCTCTAGTCCCAACTTATTTGCCTTATGTCGACGGTATTATCGAGGCAAATAAGCCCGTTCAAGACAATGTTTTCATGACTGTTTTAGTTTGGTGTATCGACACAGCTAATTATGAAAAAGCGGTTGAGATGGCCGAGTTTGCATTACGTCACAAGATGGTTATGCCTGATCGTTTTGAACGTAAGACTGCCACTTTGGTAATCGAAGAAATTTCTAATGCATTTTTAAAGAAATTAAAAACCAATGCAGATATTGATTTAGAAATTCTTTGGTCTTTGGAAACATTACTCGAGAGCGAAGATATTCCAAAAGAAGCACTGGATATGCCAGACCAGGTGCGAGCAAAACTGCTAGTCGCTTTGGCAAAAGGTGAAATTAAGGGAATCAATGCAGCTATTACCGCCAATGGTGGTGAGATAGATGACCAATTACCTGAATGGGTTTGGCACCATGCTGAATATGCCAAAAAACGTTTAGAGCGAGCCATCGATTTAGATGATCGCTGCAACGGTAAGCAAGATTTAAAAACGTTGACTTCATTATTAAAAAAATTGCCTGTGTCTTCTGACCAGGTGAAACCATCTGAAGATGAAGCTAAACCCACTCAACAAGGTGAACCATTGCTAAACACCAATGGTTCGCAAGTCGTGGATGACCAAGGTAACTTGGCATTCAAAACGACCTAACCAAGTGCCCTCGCACCGCATGGGCGAACGATTGCGATGTCATTACATTGTGATACTCATTTAACAATCGTTCCCACCCGTGCACTAATAATTACAGCAGGGGAGATCTCATGGGATTCGTTGCAAATGGCAATATCACACCAAGTCAGATCGTCATCAAAAGTGACCCGTTTTTTCCGCAAATTGCTTTGGATGATATTCGGGAAAAAATCCGAATCGATGGCTCAGTCACAAACGAAAGATTAAAACAGAACATCATTGAAGAAGTGATCGATGTAAACCGTTTATTAAAGTCACTCAAATCCAAAGCATCTCAATTATCAGATTTGTCTGAAGGCGAAGTCGATGATTTACCTGAAACGGATTATCTCTACTTTTCTGCCGTATCAAATGGTGTAGCAGCAAAGGTAAATGAGAAATATCGATCCTATGACAGTTCAAATGCTGGTTTAAAAAATCTCGAAGATTCAGGCCTAACGATTGATGAATATCGTCGAAATAAACAATGGGCGATTCAGCAATTGCTAGGTGAAAATCATACGGTGGTTGAATTGATATGAGTAAAACAGTAACAGCTATCCAAAATGACACCGTTGATTCAATTTGCTGGCGGTACTACGGAAGAAGTTCTGGAGTAGTGGAAAAGGTCTTAGTGGCCAATCCTCATCTATCAGAATTCGGCGTGATTCTTCCATTGGGTACTTCACTGATATTGCCCGACATTGATACACCGCAACAAACAAAACAAACCATTCAATTATGGGATTAGAAAAATATGGCAGAACCAGCAACAACCACAACAATGACAGCTTTGACTATCAGTGCTGCTTCATTACTGCCATTTATCAATGGTAATGCATTACTCGGGGCGGTCTTTGGAGCTGCACTATTTGCTACGACAAAGAAAGATTTAAGACCCTTACAACGTTTAACCACGATGATTCTAGCGACTGGATTTGGCTATTTACTTTCACCTGAAGTTATTGCCCGAACATTTATTACAAATGATGCAACGGCAGGAATGGCAGCAGCAATTTTTTCATTGCCAATCATTTTAAAACTTATGGTTTGGGTGGATCAAACCAGTTTATCTGACATCTGGAATAAATTTCGTGGTGGAGGAACATCATGATGGAAATCCTATTTCAATTTATCGCTTTGATTGCCTATATTTTTTGTGGGCTTCGCATCATCTGCTTTGATCCAACAGGATTGCGCCATAGAAGACTTTACTCTTGTATGGCAACGATTCTAATAGCGTCATTTATGGGTCAAAGCGTTCATATTCTTTTATTTAAAGACCCCGTTACGTTATGGGATGCCGTCTTTTCAATCCTATTAGCGGTCATTATTTATCGCGCAAAAGGTAATGTGGCCAAGGTAATCTGGAGTACATCATGATCTTAAAATTTGGCTCTAAAGGAGATGCCGTTGCAACTCTTCAAAAGCAGTTAGCCGCATTAGGTTACAAAAATATTGGCGGAAAGCCGCTTAATGTCGATGGTCATTTCGGACCAAGTACTGAAGCTGCAGTTATTCAATTTCAGCGCAAAGTTGGATTAGTGGCCGATGGTAAAGTTGGTGATAAGACACGCCAGGCATTATCTGGAAATTCGGTTAGTAAGTTTTTGACTGATAAAGACTATAAAAATGCTGCAGTACGTTTGAAAGTACCTGAATTGATCATTCGAGTGTTAGGGGCGGTTGAGAGTCAAGGTGTTGGATTTTTGGATAATGGTAAAGCAAAAATCTTGTATGAACGCCACCGTATGTATTTTTATCTTGGCCAAGCCAAAGGTAATACATATGCCAATGATCAAATGAAAGCAGTACCTAATTTGGTCAATTCAGTTACAGGTGGTTATCGCGGCAAGGAGGCTGAATACACCCGTTTAATTTTAGCCATGAATATCCATAAAGAATCAGCATTGATGTCGACGAGTTGGGGACAATTTCAGATTATGGGTGAAAACTGGAAGGACTTGGGCTATGCATCGGTACAGGAATTTGTAGACCAGCAACAAATCAGCGAAACCCACCAGATGGAAGCTTTTTTACGTTTTATCGAGTGGAAGCCTGGTCTTCTAGCTGCATTACAAAAACAAGATTGGCATACGGTTTTTACCCTATACAACGGTAAAAATTATAAAAAATTAGGCTATCAAGCTAAATTCCAAAAAGAATGGGATCACCTTGAGCCAATTTATGGCGAGGTTAAAGTCGCATGAAAAAACCAGAAAGCTTGCGTACTCACATGCTCAATGCTGTAAAAGAATTACAGCGAGATCCAGATCGATTGCTGATTCATACCGACAATGGAAAAATCCGAAGTCTTATGTCTAACGGGCTTTCGTTCGAGTATGAATATGAATTAGAAATCATATTGACAGAGTACGCGGGCGAACTGGATGCCGTGATGATTCCTCTTTTAGATTGGGTACGCTTAAATCAATCAGATCTTTTGGTAAATTTAGATAAAAACAAAAATGCGTTTAAGTTTGAAACCGTGCTTTTAGACAATAGCAAGGTGGATCTAGCACTCAATTTCCCAATTACTGAACGTGTGATTGTGAAGCGGTTACCTGATGGCCAATTAGATATTTCCTTCCCGGGCGAACCACAATACGAAACTGCAGCTGAGCCGACACCCTTTAAAATGGTTGATCATAAAACAGGGGAAGTACTTGCAGAGTGGATGTCGGCAGATCCTGAAAATTTCTTTTTTGGTAATTAATTATGGCTGAGTTACAGGCTCTTAGTGATCATTTAGGCGCAATGCTGATTAAGCTTTCAGATGTAGAGCGAAGAAAGCTTGAAATGTCGATAGGCCGTAAACTTCGTGGATCTCAAAAGAAACGTATAACCAAACAACAAAATCCCGATGGCAGTAAGTATGTCCCACGGAAAAATAAGTTACGCGATAAAAAGAACAAGATTAAAAATAAAATGTTCAATGCGATTAAAAATGCCAAGTGGATGAAAGTCCAAAGAACAACTGAAGGTGTGGCCGTTGGCTTTGCTGGCCGTGTTGCGTTTATTGCTCGGGTTCATCAATTTGGTTTACGCGATAAAGTGGATCGTGATGGTCCAACAGTCAAATACAACAGTCGTGAATTATTAGGATTTACTCCTGAAGAAATTGCCATGATTGAAAATGATGTATTGGCCTATCTCGTAGTGAACTAAAACCTATTTGTATTTAACTCACATACAAGCAACAAAACATGCAATAAATGCTCTCCTGCATAACGATTGCAGCATGAATGCAGAAATCGCTCGTCGTCTTGAAAACCTGATACGTTTAGGAACAATCAAGACCTTTAAACCGTCTCAACCTTTTCCAACAGTCACCGTCGATTTAGGCGAGATTACGACTGCGGAAATCCGTTTTTTAAATTTAAGAGCTGGTAATGACAAAACTTGGGACCCGATTAGTCCTGGTGAAGAAGTCATTGTATTAAGCCCATGCGGGGTACTTGAGCTCGGCATCGCAATCGCGGGCCTGAATAATGTAGATAATCCTTCAATTTCAACTGATCCAAATAAAAACATTCGTCTATTTTCTGATGGTTTTTTTATGTCTTATGACACCAGTTCCCATACCTTAGAGGCGATTTTACCCGAAGGCGGTAAAGCTGTGATTACGGCCTTGGGTGGAATAACACTTAACGGGGATACCACGATTAATGGCAACTTACAGGTCAATGGCAGTACTGCGATGACTGGCAATAACACCGTGGGTGGAAGTCAGTTAGTACAGGGGAGTAGTCACTCTACGGGTGACTTTAGTTCTGATGCAGATGTTAAAGCTGGATCAATCAGCCTTAAAACGCACAAAACAACGGGAATTAAATCTGGTGGCGACATTTCAGGAGAACCAACCCCATGATGTTACGAGAATCTGGAAGAAAAATCGGATCTGAAATCCAAAGTATTGAACAGTCAATTGCAGACATTCTCACTACTCCTTTGGGCTCTCGACTCATGCGTAGAGACTACGGTTCAATACTTCCAAATTTGATCGATCAACCCATGAATGATGCCTTGAGATTAATCATTTTTAGTGCAGTGTATTCGTCTATTTTGAGATGGGAGACCAGGATAACCATTCAGCGTATTCAATTTGCAGAATTTAAAAAGGGCGCAATAGTTTTAGAATTTGATGCCAGTCTGAGTTCTACAAATCAGCCTCTCAATCTCAATGTTCCATTACAAATGGGAGCGATTGTATGAGTATTGATTTCGCATTATTAAAAAAGCCTCAAATCATTGAAGAGATACATTTCGAGCAAATTCTGTCCGAGCGTAAGCAAAGTTTACTGGACTTGTATGCTGATGATCTGGAAACGCAATTATCTATACAAGCAACTCTACAGCGTGAAAGCGAACCCTTAACAAAGTTACTTGAAGAAAGTGCATATAGAGAAATGATTCTTCGCAGTCGTATCAATAATGCAGCATTGAGCGTTTTGCTTGCTTTTGCAGAAAAAACTGACTTGGATGCAGTGGTGGCAAATTATGGAATTACTCGCTTACTTATTTCTCCATCTGATCAATATAGCGATGCAATTTATGAAAATGATGATGCGCTTCGATATCGCGCTAGTCTTGTCTTTGACTCATTATCAGTTGCTGGACCAACATCGGCGTATGAGTATCATGCGCTTACTGCAGACGGAAGAGTTGCTGATGCAAAAGCTATGAGTCCTGCACCAGCTGAAGCCTTAGTAACAATCCTACAAAAAGATGCCCAAAATGGGGAAGCAACGGCAGAGTTAATTGCCAAAGTCGAAAATTATTTGTCAGATGAGACGCGTAGACCCGTTGCAGATCGCTTAACAGTTCAATCAGTTGAAGCGATTAATTTTGAATTAATTGCGACGATTTATACCAAGAATTTTCCTGAAGCAGATCCGTTAATTCAGGCATCACAAGCTGCTGTACAGTCATATTTTGAAGAAAGTCGACGTATTGGCCGAACAATTTACTTATCTAAAATTTTCAACTTGTTGCATGTCGCTGGTGTTGTACATGTCGAGATCGCTAGTCCAATAAGCGATGTAATTATTACAGACGTTCAAGTCGCTAACTGCACCCAAATTTTAATTAATTCAGGGGCAGCGTGATGAAGCAATTATTACCACCCAATAGCACAAAATTAGAATTAAACGTTTCAAAGGTACTAGAAAACACAACCAATTTAGCCATTGATATAAAAAAACTGGTTAATCCTTCTGATATCCCAAGCCAGTTTTTACCCCACCTTGCTTGGCAGAACAGCGTAGATCGCTGGAATCGTACATGGCCAGATGAATTCAAACGTAAGCAGATCCAGATTGCTTTTGACTTACATCGCCGAAAGGGTACTGTTTCAGCATTACGCTCAGTCGTTAATTCATTCGGTTTCGATATGAAGATCACGGAATGGTGGCAGCTATCAAATGCTGTACCAGGGACTTTCTATCTCGATATCGAAATGAATGGTAAGCCTTTCGAGCAAACCGACTACAACATTTTTATAGATCTGCTTAACGATAACAAACCGCTTACTCGGCATTTAACCAGCATCAACTTTAAAGCTGAACGAATTCAAACGCGTGTCTTGTTGGCTTCGGCAACCTATGACGGCCATGTAACGGTGATTTATCCAGAATTGCCAGTAAACAAAACTAAAATTTCAATGCCTGCTGTGCATTTTGACCATCAAGTTACTTCTATTTTTCCACAGGTATAACATGACTAGTTCAACAGAATTTTTTACAGTCATCACAGACAAAGGCTTGGCAAAAATTGCTGAAGCTGTAGATGCAGATAAAAAGCTTGGTATCAAGCACATGGCATTTGGTGATGGTAATGGCATTACACCAATTCCAGATCGTTCATTTGAAAATTTAGTGAACGAAAAAACCCGGGTAGAGGTCAATTCAGTCGAAATTGATCCTAATAATCCTGAATGGTTAGTCGTTGAAGCCATTGTTCCGAACTCTGTAGGTGGGTTTCACATTCGAGAATGTGGGGTCTATACAGATGATGGAGTTTTGATTGCCTATGGCAATTATCCAACCACTTTTAAGCCTGATATGAATGCTGGAGCTGCAAGGCTACTTACAATTCAGCTTATCATTCAATTTAGCTATACGGACAACGTTCAACTAATTGTCGATCCTGATGTAGTCCTTGCGACCAGGGAATATGTAAACAATAGTTTGAAATCTTCCAAAATTTCGACTGGATTTGGCCGAACGCAAGAAGATAAAAACCGAGAAATGATTTCGGTAAAAGACTTTGGAGCTAAGGGTATTTCAACAGACGATACGGCTTCAATTAATGCAGCTTTAGTTGAAACCCAAACGCTTTTATTCCCTGATGGCACTTATGGTTTTACTGGTGATATTGATGAATTATTGTCAGCAACCCTATATGGATCGGGTAAAGTTTTATATGAAGGATATAAATATCCTGTTTCTAGAAAATGTTTAAAAAATTATTTATGGCAAGCTACATTTTTATCGTGGCCGATGGGACATGGTAATTATGTGAGTACTACAAATCGAATTCATCTTCCTGCAGGTGTGACACACGCGAGGGAAGGTTTTGTTTCAGGGACTACTGTTTACCACGTAAATGGTGTCCATAGCCCACATGCATTAAAAGTGATGCGCAACGTAAATACACCAAACAGCGCACCCCATAATATCGTTATTAATTTGTCTCCCGATGAAACTATGTTCTTACAGGGAAAAACTTGTACATTGCAATACAACTGTAATAGAGGCTTTGGATATACAGGGAATTTAATTACAGTAAAGGTTCAAGCATCTAAAGAGTTATTTCAACCGATTATTCGGGCGGATGGTAAATATACTAGCGGTAATATAGAACTTGCATCGGTTTCACATACACCAATTACTCGACCAGAACTGGCACCTTATTACATTACGTTTGATGTACCAGCAGATGCGACACAGATTGCATTTGTGGTATCCATTCCCTTCAGTGGTGAGAATGTCGATAACAATGATGACTATGTTGAACTTGAAGATGTCTGTCTCTCAATCAGTAAAACACCGGTGTTTTTCCATAATGATCATGCTGAAGTTGAATATAAAGCGTTGACCCGATTCCAGAGTTCATATCCAACTGGTGTCGCAGTTGGTGCAGCGACGAATCAAGGGGTAAATTTTGCTATTGCGAGTGTGAGTGCTTCGAGTTATGCCTTTGCTTTAAATATCAAATTTAATCCCCCTATGTTATTCGCGCCAACATTCACTTTTCAATCACCAACAAGTGGTAATAGATTCAGATTATTTAATGAAACCACAGGTGCAAACATCTTTGGCCAAGCATATTACCTAAATGAAAAAGGGGTGATGATTACCAACAATGCAGCCGTGGCTGCGAATGATAAATTGTTTTGTCATCACACAGCAGAATGCGTGATCTAAAAAATATTTTTATAAAATTTGGAGAAAAAAATGGTAACTGCTGTAACACCCAGAGAGTATGAAATCTATGGACAAGATGATAATAGCAACTTATGTCTATATCCTCGTGATGTATCACATCCATTATTTGCGAAGTTAATTCAGTATCGAACAGCAATTATTTCAAACATTGACTATGATGCATTTCCATTTGTACAAAAATTCAAAAATAGTTTAATCGGAATATTCAGTTCTGGTAATTCTCATGCAAACTCTGATAATCAAATGATTTTTAGATCTGATGATAATGGTTTGACCTTTCGTATGGTCAAGTTTTTTAATAATGCAACTTTGCAATACAACACCTCATTATTAGATGACCTTTTTCAAAATGGAGACTTTCTAAATTTAAAGGTTTGGCATATCAGAAAAACCAACGGTGCATTTGATATCTCTTTCGAAAGTTCGGTCATTTATAACAATACTGAATATGCTATATGGTCGAAGCCAGTTGCAAATGGTTCTGTACTTTATCGTACTGGGTACGGGGCGAATGCTATTGGTGAAATGCAAACAGCATTATTTGAATCTTCAAATAATGGTAAAACATGGACGTTTAAAAGTACGATTGCAGCGATTGGCGGCAAGTCTTTTACCGAAGCGGATATCGTAAACACGACGGCAAATAATTGGCTGGCAATCATTAGAGAGAACACAGGGCAATTCAATATTTTGTACCAGGTACTTTCAAATGATGGAGGGGTGACTTGGGGTGTTCCGACTGAATTAGATTTTAAAAAGATTAATGGACGCCAACCGAATTTATTACGTTTATCTGATGGTTCGATCACTTTAGCAACAGGTGACCGTTCTGGAACATCTGGTTATGCAGGAAGTGCTGGCAATATTTTAAACGGAACGGATACAACCGGTATCACGATTTTTAGATCAATTAATAATGGTTCGACTTGGTCACACAGAACAAGGCTGAGCCCAATGTACAGTACAGATGGTGGACAGCCCTTCGTTGCAGATCTTGGAGGGAGTAATATTTTTATTGCTTGGTATTCAAGAAGAACCACCAAAGAAAAAACAATGATTGTGAGTAGTACATTAAACGTTTCGAATATCCTTGCACCAACGACTTAGATATTTGTATATAACTCACATACAAACCAACTAAGCTGACAATAAAAAGCCAATTTGTAAGCCTGTGATCTGAAAACAAAACAACAGATCACAGGCTTTTTTATGGCTACAGATTCATACTTTCATGGTGTACGAGTCATTGAGATCAATGGCGGTACCCGTCCCATTCGGACAGTATCAACTGCAGTGGTTGGACTTTTAGCCACTGCTGAAGATGCAGATCCGCTGGTCTTTCCTCTTGATACTGCAGTATTGATTACAGACATTCAGCGTTCAATTGAAAAAGCTGGAGTAAAAGGGACTTTGGCACGTTCACTACAAGCCATTGTTGACCAAACCAATGCACTTGTGGTGGTAGTTCGTGTCGAACAAAAAACCACTGAAGCAGAGCAAACCACAGCGGTTATTGGTGGGCAAGTCAATGGTCGTTATACAGGCATGAAAGCCTTATTGACTGCAGAACAGAACCTTAAAGTTAAACCACGTATTTTGGGTGCACCAGGACTCGATACCGCTCCTGTCACAGCAGCCTTGGGAGGCATTGCCGAAAAGTTACGTGCATTTAACTACGTGGGTGCGAATGGTTGTGACACCAAAGAAGAAGCAGCTGCATATCGAGATGCAATTGGCTCACGCGAAACCATGATCATCTGGCCAGACTTTTTGGGATGGGATACAACAACTTCAACAACAGTCACTTTTGAAGCCACCGCCCGTGCACTTGGTCTACGCGCCAAAATCGACAACGATACAGGCTGGCATAAAACTCTTTCAAACGTTCCTGTAAATGGGGTAACGGGAATTTCTAAGGATGTTTTCTGGCAGCTGCAGTCGATGAATACCGATGCGGGTTATCTCAATTCCAATGAAATTACCACCCTTATTCAGCGTGACGGCTTCCGTTTTTGGGGGTCACGTACTTGTTCAGCAGATCCGCTATTTGCATTCGAAAACTACACCCGGACAGCGCAAGTTTTGGCAGACACGATGGCTGAAGGTCATATGTGGGCAGTCGATAAACCATTGCATCCCTCTTTGGCCAAAGACATTGTCGAAGGCATCAATGCCAAATTCCGTGACCTGCGTACCCAAGGTTACATCATCGATGGCCAGTGTTGGTTCGATCCAGCATTCAACAGCAAAGAGTCACTAAAAGCAGGTCGTTTATTACTTGATTATGACTTTACTCCAGTGCCTCCGCTTGAAGATCTCACCTTGCAGCAACGTATTACAGATCGCTATCTCGCTGATTTCGCATCGCGTATGACAGCCTAAATAAACAGGAACGAACATGGCTTTACCTAAGAAACTCAAATTAATGGACCTGTTTAACGAGGGTAATTCATACCTTGGCCAAACAGGTGAAGTCACATTACCAAAGCTTGGGCGTAAGTTTGAAGATTGGCGTGGTGGCGGTATGAACGGCAACATCAAATGGGATGCTGGTCTAGCGGATGATATTACCGAATTGGCGTGGAAACTTGGAGGTATAGATCCTCTGGTGATCCGTCAATTTGGTGCTGCTACCGTTGGGGCAATCGGTTTGCGCTTTGCTGGCTCATATCAACGTGATGACACAGGTGAAACATCTGCAGTCGAAGTTGTTGTCCGTGGACGTCACGAAGAAATTGATTTCGGCAACGCCAAAGCGGGTGACGATACTGAAAAATCAATTAAAACCATTTGGTCTTATTACAAGCTGACCATCGATGGCAAGGTTGAAGTCGAAATCGATATCCCTGGTCTAATCGAAAATGTAAACGGTGTAGATTTACTTGAAAAACACCGTGCGAACATTGGTCACTAATTTTTCCTCCCTTCAGTAGCTAAGTGCTGCTGAAGGTTTTTTTATTTCATTTTTATATTTAAGGAATTAGCCATGCAAACCCAAGAACAACTCGACAACTTACAAACCATTCAAAATCCAGATGTCGAAGTCGTAATTCTCGATACTCCATATAAATTAGGCGATACGACGATCACGCAAGTGGAAGTCCGTAAACCTTCTGTGCCTGCGCTTAAAAAAGTACGTATCGCAGACATCCTCAATGGTGATGTAAATTCCATCTGTACTTTATTGCCGTTATGTACCAATCCAACGATTACTGCAAGCCAGTTAAACAATAACTTGATTGATCCAGTCGATATTATTCAGATGGGTGGAGCGATCATTACTTTTTTGCAACCGAAATCAGTGCGTGCGGAAATTGCACTCCAACAGTAGAAGACGCAATCGCCAATATCGCTGTGGTGTTCAACTGGACACCACAGACATACGACACTATGTCACTAAGTGAATTAATGGAGTGGCATCAAAAAGCAATAGAAAGAAATGGGGCAGATGCTGAATGAAGCAATTAAGATTGGAAGTACTTTTTGGAGGGAAAAACAAGTTAAGTCCAGCCCTTAAAGCGATTTTAGGCAGCAGTAATGCTGCCAGTCGTGCATTAAAAAAGACCAGAGATGAGATACGCTCCCTCAACGAACAACAGAAAAAAATAGACGGCTACCAGAAACAAAAAAAGGCCGTTCAAGACCAGGCTAAAGCCCTTCAAGATCTGCAAAATCATATTAAAAACTTGCGTCAGCAGATGAAGACCAATCCCTCTGCGGATCTCACCCGTGATTTTGATAAGTCTGTGGCTAAAGCTCGTAAACTAAAACAAGAATATGAACGAAACCGCATCGAGCTTCAGCGCATGCGGACAGATATGAATAATGCGGGTTTATCTACAAATAGACTGGCAGATCATCAACAACGACTCAGAACGCAATTGCGCCAAGCCAATCAATCCATGCGTGAACAAGAACAACGTTTACAGCGTATGACGCAAATGCAGCGAAATTATGAACGGCAGTCTGGACATCTACGCTCCGCAGCGGGCTATGGCATGGGTGCAGCAATGGCGGGTGCTGGAGCACTATACGCCATGCGAAAACCAATTGATGAATCGAAAAGGACAGATGTTGAAGAAAATCGTATAGCTTCATTGGGATTGGGTAAGCATGCAACCGAAGAAGCAGTCCAATACGCCAAAGCGATGAAAACCTTCGGGACATCAACACTAGATAATTTAACCTTGATGCGTGATGGTATTACTGCCTTTGCTGATGTACATCATGCTGAAATGGTTGCACCAACATTGGCCAAAATGAAATTTGCCAATGAAGCCATGTTTGGTAATGAACATGGTGCTGAAAATGAAAAAAAATTCATGGACATGCTTAAAGTCATTGAATTACGTGGCGGTTTAAAAAGTGAAAAAGCCTTCAAGGATCAAGCCAATATTATCCAACAAGTCATTACAGCTACTGGTGGACGTGTACAAGGTGAAGAATGGCTAAATGTCATTAAAACAGGTGGTATTGCTGCAAAAGGCATGGATAACAAAGCCTTTTATTACAAGATGGAACCTTTAGTACAGGAAATGGGAGGCTTTCGTGTCGGTACGTCCATGATGTCAGCATACCAAAACCTTTATCAAGGACGAACTACTCAGCGAGCCATGAATAACATGGACAAACTGGGACTCATTGGTGATAAAAGTAAAGTCAAGCACAATAAAACAGGAGATATGTCTTATCTGGATATTGGTGCTATTAAAGGGGCTGACCTGTTTAAAAAAGATCAATTTGCATGGATGGAGCAAGTTCTTGTACCAGCATTAAATGCAAAAGGTATTACTAAAGAAGGGGACGTTGTTGATGCAATTGGGAGTATTTTCTCAAACAGAACAGCATCAAACCTGTTTGCTCAGATGTATTTGCAACGAGAGCAGATACATAAAAATGCCAAGTTGAATGAAGGTGCATATAACATTGATCAACTTTCAAACCAAGCAAAAGGAACGACCACAGGTAAAGAACTCGAAGCCAAAGCAAAATTACATGATGCGTATTTAAAATTCGGTACCACGATTTTGCCGATCTACACTAAAGCTATCGAGATTGCGACAGGAGCCTTACAGAGCTTTACTGGATGGATGGAACGTAATCCTACTTTAGCTAAAGCATTAGGAGTGGGTTTGCTTGGTATTGCAGCAAGTATGATTGTGATCGGCGGTGCGCTAGTCGTGTTCTCACCGCTTATTCTTAGTATGTTAAGCCTACGCTTGCTGATGGCTTCTACAGCCACCAGTGGAACGATTCTAGGGCGTATATTCAGCAAGATCCCGTCAATCTTTGGCTTTGTTAAAACAGCATTATTTGGTTTAGGCCGAGTTTTTTTATGGGTAGGACGGTTATTTCTTACCAACCCAATCTTGTTAGCCCTTGCTGCGATTGCGACTGTAGTCTATCTCATTTATAGAAATTGGGACTCTATTGGCCCGTGGTTCGCAGAAAAGTGGAACATGGTAAAAACAAGTGCTTCATCGGCTTGGGAGTCTGTTAAAACGGGATCTAGTAATGCTTGGTCAACTATTACAACTACATTCGCCCCGGTGGGAAATTGGTTTACAGCAAGATGGACCGAAATTAAATCAGCATTTAATGGAGGCATCCTTGGAGTATCTGCATTAATTGTAAATTGGTCACCATTGGGCTTGTTTTATTCAGCATTTGCCAGTGTATTAAGATGGTTTGGTATCGACTTACCATCAAAATTTACAGGTTTCGGTACCATGATTATTGACGGCCTTGTAAGCGGTATTAAGTCAGGTTTCCAAAAGTTAAAAAGTACGTGGACCGACATCAATAACTACATGCCCGACTTTATGAAGAAAAAGATGGACATTCATAGTCCATCCCGTGTCATGGCAGGATTGGGTGGCCATATCATGACGGGTATTGCGATGGGATTGGATCAAAACTTTCCAGCACTGAAGGAAAAATTCCAGCATGCATTAACCATTTTTAATCCACGGGCAAGCGAAGCTATTTCAAAAATTGATGTCGCCCCAGCGTTAAATAAAGTTAAACCGGTGCAAGCTATTTCACCAACGCGTAGTGCAGGGCAATACGTCATACAAGGTGATCAAATTACCTTCCAGATTACCCAAGCACCAGGACAAAACCTACAACAACTTCAGGCCATGATCGAAAACATTCTGGATCGTCGTGATCGTCAAAAACATGCACGTATTCGAAGCAGCTTCAAAGACCAGGAATATTAATATGATGATGATTCTCGGCATGTTCGTATTTTCTATACCAACGGCCACTTACCAAAGCCTTCAACGTTCAACCACATGGAATCATGTCAGCAATTCTCGTGTCGGCAGCATGCCAGCATATCAATTTACTGGTAAAGGTGAAGATACAATGACTTTGGATGGATCTATCGTTCCCCAGTTCGGATCTCAAATGTCTATCACCGCTTTACGTGTAATGGGGGATACAGGTAAATCCTTTCCATTGATTGCTGGAAATGGAAAGATTTACGGCCTTTGGGTGATTGATAGTGTTGATGAAACTCAAACTTATTTTTTTAGAGATGGAACACCACGCAAAATTGAATTTTCTTTAAAGCTAAAGAAAACCCAAACTGCAGGTGTTTTAGTGGGGAACGTTCTTGGAAATGTATTGGGTAATATTTTATGAATATTGCATCGACCTTAACCAATATTGCCACGGATGTAGAGCAGGGCTTCAATGATAGCTATCCCCATGCAATTTACCGCTTGCTAGTCAATGGTACCGACATTGGTACCATGATTCAGGATCGGCTGATGCGTATGGTCATCACAGACAATCGAGGCATTGAAACAGACTCCATCGAAATTGAACTGAGTGATCATGATGGTTTATTAGATATCCCGCCCAAGGGTGCGGAGATAGAAGCATGGATCGGATGGAGCAATACCGGTCTTGTTTATAAGGGTAAATACCTGGTCAAGGAGCGGGGTCATCAAGGTGCACCCGATATACTCACTTTACGTGCTGAGGCTGCAGATCTAAAAACAGCGTTTAAGAAAAAAAAGGAACGTAGTTTTGATAAAAAAACGATTGCAGATATTATCCAGACAATTGCGCTCGAGCACGGTCTAAATCCAATCGTTAACGAGACATTAGGGATAATTGAATTACCCCACCTCGATCAAAACGAATCAGATGCAAATTTGATTACCCGTATTGCCGACGAGCATGATGCCATTGCGATGGTGAAAAATGGCAACCTGTTATTTATGCCTAAGGGCGAAGGCAAAACCATGAGTGGCAATCCATTACCTGAAGTCGTGATCACCAGATCTGAAGGCGATTCACACCAATATTCTGATACCGATGGGGCGGATGATGTATCAGGGGTAACAGTCTATTATTATGACAATGACCATGCCAAACGACAAAAAGTCACTGTAGGGATGTCAGATGAAAACACCAGGGAAATACGTAATATTCAGCGTGACAAACAAACCGCAGAGCATGTGGCCAAAGCTGAATTTAATAAAATAAAAAGTAAGTCTGCGACCTTCAGTTTTACATTGGCCTATGGCAGACCTGAACTCATTCCTGAATCACCAATATCCTTTATTGGATTCAAAGCTTTGATCGATGACATCGTTTGGCTCGGAACGCGAGTCATTCATGAGTATAACGAAAGTGGGGGATACACCACTAAATGCGAGGCTGAAGCCTATTTGCCTAATGCAGATAGTTTGTCAGAACTCATCGATAATGAACGTGGTGGCTATACAGGGATTTTGGCCTATTACAAAGATGGCAAAAAAACCGCAACAGTAACCAAAGGCGATCAAGCAACACCTAAGCGTTTAACCTATCTGTATAAAAATCGCCAAACTGCAACAGTCGCTGTAGATCGTGAATATAAAGCCTTACAAGATGAAAAGGATTAAAACTTCCATTGCTGGCCACGCCATACAACAAAGCGTGCACCGGTGTTAAATTTCAGTTCCGTACCCTCATAGTCATATACTTTGACGAGATTGCCTTTTCGGTCTTTTAAGCAAGGTAAATCCGCATTTTGACTATCGGTTAAACGGACCCGAATCCAACTTTGTTCTAATTTTTCTTTAGCCATAAAAAATCCCTCCTAAGAGGGATTAGTTTACGTTAAAAATTAGTGATAATTAACTCATTGCCATTATGTTCTTCATGGGCAGCTTTATTGTTGACTGACCAACGAATCTTTTTATGCTGGATCTTGTAGTCTTTAAATAACTCACGTACCTCAGGTGCATCATTCAAACTTAAAATGAATTTGCCTTGGATGCCGTCCAGTTGCTCCTTCAACGAAAAAAAATCTTGTTTCGACCAGATTCCTTTACCATAGACATTCTCACAATCCCAATACGGTGGATCGATATAGAACAAAGTCTCTGGACCATCAAGACGCTTCAGCACGTAATCATAGTTTGAATTTTCAATCGTCACCTTTTGCAGCCGTTCATGGATACCTTTCAGGTGAGCTCGTAATTCATCACCTAGTTTTAGACGCGCAGCACGATCTTTGGAATAACTAAAGGAACCATCTAATTGACACCCAAAAGCAGCACGAAGCATGTAATAGAAACGGGATGCACGCTGTAGATCGGTTAGACCACGCGCTTCAGATTGCTTAAAATCATTAAAAACAGTTCGGGACATGAGTAGAAATTCAAACTCATCCAGAAACGCTTCAAAATGATATTTAAGCACCCGGTATAAATTGATTAAGTCGTCATTAATATCGTTGATGACTTCGACAGGTGAAGGGGTCTTTTTAAACAGTACCCAACCCGCACCGCCAAAAACTTCCACATATGTTGTATGGGCTGGCATGGTTTCTATGATAGTTCGAGCGAGTTGAGATTTACCTCCTAACCAGCCACTGAAGCTGCGGCCTTTAGGATTGTATTTCGGTGTTACAGTAGTGATTTGATTCATCGATCTTACCTGGTGTGATGAGACGCTCTGGGCATTCAGGTAAGGCACTCGGGGTGCTCTGGAAATTATTTAACGTTTTACAACGCGGGCATTTAATCTCTAACAGATCAAATGATCCCGATTTTGCCAGTAGTTTTAAGCAACAACGGCACTTCAATAACTGCATAACGTGCTACTACACAGAAAAGTGGATAAATATTATAAAAAAATCAAATAAAGAACAAATATTATTGTAATTTATATAAAATGGTAGAATATTTGTTATTGTGGTGAAATCATGTTGCAAAACCTAGAATACAACAAAATAAATAAGAATAATGGTCGCCCCCAGATTCTTTGCCCTCATTGCCAAGCGACGAAACTGCGTATTCGTTCTAGCCAACAAAGTCACCCACTTTTAAAAGAGCTTTGGCTTCAATGCCCAAACTTTTTATGCGGTTTCACCTGTGGTGGCCATATTGAACTAACCCATACTATTTCACCAAGCGCGACCCCAAATCCCTCAGTAAATTTACCTACCTTGAAACAACTACAGCATTTAAAAGCAGCCAACGATGAGGTCAATGAAAATGAGACCTAAAACACTGGCAATTCAAGTCTTCTTAAATAAGGAAAGTGTTTTATCAAAACTTTCCGTTGATGAAAGAGAAATCAATGTAAATGGTGGATACACGCACTGGAATCGGTGGAAACAATCTACACATAGCAAAGGTTCAATTCTTTTAGGTGTCGACCTTTTCAGATCTACAACATTCGAACGAATCCAAGCCATTAATAGATCTATTTTTGATTGGTTCAATTATTCAAAGCTATGATTGATTCTCGAAGAAGCTACTTCAATTGCTTAATTATCTTAAAAAATTGAATATTTGAACTAAACCTAAAATTTTATATATTTTAGTTTTCATTAAAATATGCATTAATAATTTCTAATGCCGTAATTGTTAGTAAATTTTCAATATGTGAGTAAAGTTTATATTTCTTTATTAGAACATATAAATCTTCACGTTTCGAGCTATACCAAATCATACATAATGTTTCATCGAAGGATATATAACTTTTAAAAGTATTAATCGCTGATTCAATAGGAATATAATTTTCATTATCTTCTATGTGTTTCAATATGAAAACAAGAAATTCAAAATACATAGTACGATCAAAGGTAGCATTATGAGATAAGCTGGTACTTGCATATTGCTCAAACATCATATCTTTGAGACTTTTTTTTGAATCATAGAAATCTTTACTTTCTATGTCTTTACTAAATTTAGTTGAATATATATTTGCATATATTTTAAACACATCATTTCCGGATTTTATATTTTGATTTTCGGTTACAATCGAAAGCTGATTTACGCGATTACTTTTTTCATCAAAAAGTCTATATAAAACATCATAAAATCGTTGAAGAAATTCACCATCTACCTGTTTTTTTATTAGTTCTGATTGCTGTGCAAGAATTTTTTGCTGCTCCTCAGCAATTTCATTGCTCTTAGAAATTTCTTTACGTTGCTCTTTAAGTTCTTGTCTTTGCATAAAAAGTGAAATAATTAAAACAGCAAACGCAAAACCACTAAACAAAGTATTAAGTGAGCCGTAACTATCACCAAACGTTCCGAATCTTTCACCTACTTCATGAAAATTATTCGGATTAATACTCTCAGGAATCATAGCTGAAGGTAATAAAGGGATTTTGACAGAATAACTAGGCTCATTCTTCCAGATTATAAAATTTGGATAATATAACCAAAATAGAAAAATAATTAATAAAGCTAAAATAATCCAAAATAGTTCTTTTGATGATCTATTGGTTTCCTTTTTTGGATTTTCTGGTGTTCTTGATAAAAACCGTAAGATAAGTTTATTAAAAATACTTTTCATATAATCTACTTAAGTAAAATAAGGGATTGTAAGCAACTCAAAACATCATAATAAATTTCATTGCAAAATTTAAATTAAATTTCCATAAAGTTAATTGTTAATCCCTTTGAATTTGATAACGGCACATCGACTGACCACAACGTGCATTTCTAATCACGGTACCATCATCTAGATGTAGTTCATCTAGCTTTCCTCCTTTGGCTATATATTCGTATAAAGCAATCCCAGCTTGACCACCTAACAATGCCCTGGTGATCCTTTGGCCATCCTCAAACACTGCAGTTGCTTTAGTTGGATCTTTGGCATCAAATGCCCAAGCGACATCGATAAATTCACGGCTCAAATCTAACTTTAGATAATTAATAAGATTCTTACTAAACCAATAGCTTTGTAATGGTTCCCCATTTTGATTCGTTCCTTCCTCCTTGTCTGCTATAGGTTTACCTACAGCTTTCAAAATTGTTCTATTATCAGCTAAGCTCACTTTAGCAATGGATTCGTTATAGTTCACTTGTGGCCATTTAAATAATGGTCTATCTTCATCAGAAATGTTTTGATGTTGAGATTCAATTTTTTTTCTAAAATCAATTGTTTCTTGCTCTGAAATCACTTTTTCTATTTCATTTTTAGAGTTTTGCTTAACTAAACTCTGTTCTTTTGCAGGCAATGATAAACCAACCAAGGCAAGAGAGATAAGGGTGATAGCAAGACCATAGACAAAAATTCTAAATCTAGATAATGCTGGATGCCCATTTCGAATAGTTAAGGATGGTTTTATTAACAATAAAACCGTTGTTAAAGTCGATATCAAAAAAATTATAGATAATAAATTTGTCAAGAATAATTGCCCTGATTGAAGAAGTTTAAGTAAGCATTTGAAAGTAATGGTAAAGCTGAATCACTCTTTTCTAATTACAATGAAATCTTGAATATCTGGTTCCAGATCGATTCTCGAGTTATCTATAGTTGGCTTTTGTAGAGATAAAGAGTCGTTGTTGAAGGTAAGTAAAGTGTTAGTATCTACTTCTTCTAAAAAACGATTTGAATCACTCAAATAGTTATTGATTTTAGCTAATAGTTCTTTAAAACGATTGATAATTATATAAATCTTATTTTCATTCCAACCACTTAGATTATTCAAATTAGAAATGAACTCTTCGAAATGAAATGAGATATTATTAGCATCTGCTAAGGAGCCTAAAATATTTCCTATAAAATATTCTTTATTAAAATTTGAAGCTAACATGTCATTGGTTGTAATTTTTGGATAATTTTCAATGATTGATTCTGCTGTGTTTATGGTGGTTTTAGTTTTTGAAATAAAATTTTCAAGACCTGAGTCTAACTCATCGATTTTTAACTTAATGGTTTCAGTGTTTTTAATGTAAAATTTAATTAAGTTGACTAATTCTAAATAAATTTTATTGTATAAACCTTTATTTTTTTCAGTTATGCTTATTACACTTCTACATAATTCAATAACTTTTTCCACATTTAGATGGTCTTCCATACACTTAACACCAGATTGAAGTATTAAAAATAGTGAATTGCTAAATTGTCAAATGAAGTTAATAATCTTTAGGGGAATAATTTTCCAAACCATTCTGATACTTTATTAAAATTCAAAACAAAAGTTGCAAAACCACCTATAATAAAAATTGTAAGAATATTTACTAAAAAATTTTGACCAACTTGACTAAACCACCAACCTGCACCTTTCTTTTCATTTATATAACCATCTATCGTAGTTAACTTAGTATTAACAACAGCCAATTCAGAGTTGACTTTAGATTCAAGTAATGCTTGGTCTTCTAGGGCGGAAATTTCTGCAGTTAAAGCCACATCTAATAGGTTACTTACGACTAAAGTTGCTTGATCCCGAAAACCTTTTAATGATGATTCAAGTTCACATTGAGTATGGAAAATTAGCCATTCCTGATCTTCAGGATCTCGGTTGTGTCGATTTTTGATTTGATTAATAAAATCAATCTTATGCTTTTTATATATCGTATAGGCAACAATGCTTTCTAGATTGAATTGCCCTTGATCGTTTTTTGTAAGTTCTTGGAATACCCAGCTATATTTAGGGTCGCGAGGCTGACTCATGACCCTTGCATAGCTCTATTAAAAGCAGCATTAATTGCAGCCATATCAGGTTTAAAGTTGCGTACAATTTTGCGACCTTCGTCAGACACAGGAATGTCCTCAGCAGTGATGCCTGGATTGTCTCGCAGAAGCTGATTCAAACGTTTTACTTTTTCGACAGTATAAATAGGTTTAGCTCTTTTCATTGGTCTACCTTTATCAAAATAAAAATAGTGATTCACTATATTGACATAATGATTCACTATCGGCAACATGTAAGAACGCAGCAAAATCTGCGTACAGGCGTGAGAACCTGTTCAAACATCACGAAGAGCAGAAAACATCCGCTCAATAGCGGCTTTTTTTTGCCTAAAATGTCTGATCTGATAGACTCTCTATGGTAGATCGGGCAGGGCAGCCGAAAGGCTGGCCGTTTCTTCGTGTACGGTATTCTCACCCCTGTTCGGTCTACCTCCATTCCGTGAGAAGAATGGCGGTAGGTTTGCAAAGACTTACACGAAGGAATAAGTCATGAAAAAATCAATTCAGGCCATCGAGCACACACCGATCTACAACTGGCACGACTATAAACAACGTCAGAAACAACGAAAAATCGCCCAAATTCGTAAAAACTTCATTGATGGTTTTGCAGCCCTAAGTACCGTTGTATTTACGGTTTCTTTATTCTTTTTTGGAGGGCGATAAATCATGAATACAGAATTAATCCCATACGTTCCCATTGCCCCTCGCGTTTTATCAAAACATCGGGAGCTTGTCGGAATCTGCGTTTTGTTCTTTGAAATTATAGACAGATCTGTATATTTATCTGTTAAAATCAATCACGTACATGACAAAGGGTGGCTCGCAATTTGTCCCGATCAAATTAATGATCTTGCAAAGGAGTTACAACTAAAACCAATCAACGTCCAAGAGTTAAAGATTGCTCTTGAGAATCTGATTTATCCCAAATTTATTGGCGAAAAAACCATTCAAAGCCCTATCTGGAACAATGTGGAAGTCACCGTCTGGGAATTCCAATTAAATCAGATTGATAGGGTGCAAGAAATGAAAACGACTTATACAGATGCGTCACTTAATATAGATAGCTCACTTGGTGCGCTACGTGTTTGGAGAAAGTCGCTAGAAGCTTCCACTGGTGATAAAGATGTCATTTATAACAATAACGATTTGATCTTTCTGATACAGGATCTGGAACACAAGCTGGAGAAAGTCCAGCGATATGTCGAAGATACTGAGTAAATAAAAAAGCCTCCAATTTGGAGGCTTTTCAAATTATTCAAATCGCATAATATTACTAAACTTTGTCTCAGAAGAGCTTTTATCTGCATTTCCAACTCTTATACCTTGTTTACCTTCTAGTGATAAAGTTGGAATTACAGGTGGTAAAGTTGTAATTATAGTATCAGAAAGAGATGGTGTGTAATTCGCTGTATAAACGCCAATTTGTGTTCTATTCTTCGACATTTCTTGAGAAGAATAAAACAATCCACCAACTTGCCAACCAGGTCCATTAATATTTGAATTTGCTTTTGTACCTTTCAACATTGAAAATGAAGTAGTTAAAATAGCTGCTTCAAGAATCACTGCAACTGATTTAAATTTTACGTCTTTTTTATTTTCAAATTCTGCTTTAGCAGCTTTAGCTAATTCACTAAATTTCTTTTTATCTAGATCATCAAAACTGATAGAACTATCTGCACTTTTAAAAAACTTATATTCTACTTTTGAATTTTTTTCATATCCTGCACTCATAACAGGTATTCCAAGACTGATTGCATCCTTAGTTTCTAATAGGTAGGTATCATATTTTAAATCTGAGACTCGGATTTTGGGATTACTTATACCGTCTTTAAGAATACGATCTATATAAGGATATCCTTTGGTCTTACCATTTGAGTCTTCATAAATGACGATTACGCTGCCGGGAAAATTTGAAATATTTTCAGGATTATAGATAGTGCCATCAAGTATCAGAAAACCATCGAATGGATTGTCTAATTTAGTCGCTATTATCTCTCCTTTAGGGTTTGTTGTTGGATTATTCCACGAGTATCCAAATAGGTCTGCATTTGAGATATTGCTTGTTAATAATAATGGAAGAGTTATAGCTAATTTTGATATTTTCATTTTGTATCCTTTATCTTATAACGGTATGTTTATTATGGAATTTTAAGGTTTCATTGATATGTTTTATTATTAAATTATTTTGATTAAAAAAACAACAATTATTAGATGGAATGAAAAAAAAAGCCTCCAATTAGGAGGCTTTTCTCATCCTTAATCATGTTTTCTCTATGTCTTTAGCATAGGCTTTGCTCAAACCTAAAAGGGCAAGTTGCCCGTCAGGAGATAGTTGTCTATAGGCCTTTAATAAAAGGCTTTCTTCACTGGTGAGACCAGCATAATCAGGATCAATGCCCAAGAGCACGTAACGGATATCTACGCCATTCTTATGCAAATTATGCAAATACATCCATTGGTCAGGCACGCTCCCACGTACATAAGCCCCTAAAGTATTGTCACTAGCACCGATTTCTCTTGATAGAGGTTTTGCTTTCAAATTCTTTTTTTCAAGCTCCTCTTTAAAACGTATCGCTATCTCCGCTTGAATAGTCGGGTCGATATCAGGCATAAAAATATTTCCTTTTTATGATTAAAGGTAAAAATTCTGTGCTATAGTGATTCATAGCAAATCACTATGTTCTAAGGATAACGTATGAGCACAGAAAAAACACCTCTGTACCTTACTCGTGCCACGAAGCTCGATGAGCCTCGTAAGAGCGTGATTATTTACTTACCGTTAAGTGAGTACAACGAAATCACAGCACTAGCCAAAACTTCAGGTCGCAGTAAATCAAGTATCGCTGGCGAACGCTACAACATGGGCAAAGCACAAGAGGGTTAATCAGATGCATCATTTCAAACAAAAACGCGAACACCGGTACAACGTCAACTTAAACGATGACGAAGCAAAGCTATTCGATTTATTGAACAAAATGACAGGCGAGCATACGGGGGTAATCATTAGAAACCTCGCGTTAAAGCAAGCACTTGCCCTATTAACCTCAGATGATTCGGTTGATTTTAGTCTAGATAACATCCTAAACAAAGGCACGCTTGAGCACCTCCAAGGGAGCTGAATATGCCGACAAATAAAACTGTATCTCTCACAGAAAGAGAAAGGGTCATCATCGAAGAGGCCAGAGTTCAACTAGGACTCGAATCAATGGAAGAAACAATCGAATTTCTTTATCGCCAACGACTTAAAAATAAACTTTTTAGCCTCGCTGGACGTGAAATCGTCAAAAAGAAACGTAGCTTGTAGAAGAAAAATGTATCCAGAAACTCAAAGCTTGATTGTAGATCGGTTGCACAACGACTACGGTTTTAAAGTCAAAAACGGTATATTACGTGGCGGACGTTGCCCTGAATGCAATCATAAAGAGCGTTCGGCTTGGGCACATGCTGAAGCACCATGGGTCGTGTTTTGCCCACGTAAAGTTGAATGTGGGAAAGAGATCTCAATTCGAGATCTTTATCCCGACATTTTCGAAAAGTGGGAGAAACGTTTTAAACCCACTCAAGAAGATCCCAACAAAACCGTCAATGCCTACCTTGTTGAAGGGCGTGGTTTTCCGCTTGAGAAACTTTCTGAACTGACCTATTCACAGGAATATTATAAAAGTCCTGATCATGATCTTGGCTCTATTACTTTACGTTTCCCGATTACCGATCAAGAAGGTAATGAGGGGTGGTGGCAACGTATTTTGGATGATCATGGCGTCCTTCAAAAAACTACAAACAAGTATAAATGGGAATCTAAAACGCATGCTTGGATGACACCAAATACCAATTATATTAATTCAAAAGAAATTTGGATCACTGAAGGCATTTTCGACACGATCGCACTTTGGCTTTCAGACATCACCAGTTTTTCTGCTTTAACGAGTAGTAATTATCCCTCTATATTTCTTAATATTTTAGCCAACAAGTGTGATGGTTTAGGTAAACCACGTCCTAAACTGGTTTGGGCATTTGATAATGATCAAGCTGGCCATGATGGTATTTTTAAAAATTTAGCACTGGCTGCAGCGGATGGATGGGAGTGCGAAGTTGCATTACCACCTGGTGGACGTAAAAAGACAGATTGGAATGATCTTTATAAACAAAACCGTCTCACTTTCGGCTATCTAGAAACTTATAAATATTATGGATCTTTGCTTATAGCCGAAAAAGCTGTGGATAAAGGCATACTTATCTACAAGCACAAAGGAACTAAATCATTTCCTTTTGATTTTAACAATCAAGTGTATTGGTTCAAGTTAGACATGGATAAATATGATGACTACATGAAGGGCATCAATTTTGAAGATAAAGACAATCAGGACTGGGCACAGGAAGAAAAAGACAAGGCAATAGAAGAACGTCGAGCAGCCGCCATACTTCATGCAGCTGAAGCGAAGTTAATCATGGATTGTCGACCGCGTGGTTTGTATTACCAATACATGGCGGAAATTGACGAAGCCGACTATTACTTCCAGATCGATTTCCCTCGCGGTGCCAAGACCATTAAAAACACATTTAGCGCAGGGCATATCTCGTCAGCTTCAGAATTTAAGAAACGCCTTTTACATATTGCACCAGGTAAATTTTATAAAGGGAATAGCAATCAGCTTGATGCCTTTTTAGAGCGTGAACTCACCGATATTAAGCGCGTTCAATTGATCAATTACATTGGTTACCATGCCGACCAGAAAGCCTATGTATTAGGTGAATTAGCCTACCAATCAAGTAAACAGTTCAAACTAAACAAAGAGGATTATTTTGAACTCCCAAACAAAACCAACTTAAAGTGTAAAGCTCCATTTGCTTTAGAAATCAATCCGAAATTTACAGATTATAAAAAACAATGGATTACTGATTTTATCGATGCGTACAGCGTTAGGGGGCTTATCACTTTAACGGCATTTTTTGGCAGCTTATATGCCCAACAGATCCGCAAAATGCACAAATCCTTTCCATTCTTCGAAGTGGTTGGTGAACCGGGTACAGGTAAATCTACCCTGCTTTTATTCTTATGGAAATTGTTTGGGCGAATCAAATATGAAGGTGTCGATCCAGTTAAATCCACTAAATCCGGCTTAATTCGTACCTTCAGACAAGTTTCAAATTTGCCAGTTGTACTCATTGAATCAGAGCGTGAAAACGAGAAGGGAACAATTAAGCAGTTCGATTGGGATTCTCTTAAAACGTTATTTGACGGTGGATCGCTCGGTGCACAGGGAATGAAAACGGGTGGTAATGAAACATACGAGCCACCATTTATGGGCACGATTATTATCAGCCAAAATGCCGAGGTTGTATCGACTACGCCAATTATGGAACGTATCGTTCACACCAAGTTTTGGAAGAGCCAACTTACCAAAAACAGTCTATATGCATCACGCAGACTCGATAAATATGAGCCAGAGGATGTTAGCCAATTCATTATGCAATGTTTATCAAAGGAAACAGCGATCTTAGAAGCCTACAAACTTGGCTTTGAAAAATATGATGCGATTTTGCACCAGGAACAAAACAACATCCGCAGTTCACGCGTGGTTCAAAACCATGCCCAATTTATGTCGTTATTCGATGTCCTTTGCAAGCATGTTTGTGAGGTTCCATTAGAGATCCAAAAGCAAGTCCATGCCGAATTTATCGCAATGGCTCAGACACGGGACAAGGTAATTAAATCCGATTCGATCATTGTGCAGAACTTCTGGAACACCATTGAAGAAATGGAAGATTCAATTACCAAGCTTCAGCACCATGACAGTGTGGTGAACCATTCAGCCAAAACTGACATTTTCGCAATCAACTTTGCCCATTTATACAAGGTCGCAGCGGATTATCGATATTCACTGCCTGAAGTAAACGAATTGCAGACTGCGCTTCGTCACAGTCTTCATTACCGCTTTGTCGAGGCCAATAAAGCCATTCAAAGCAAAATCACAAGTTCAACTAAACGATGCTGGATATTTGAAAAACCAGTGTCATCACGGGACTAATCCCACAACTATGGAGAAGGCTATGAGCCAATTTTTTAACCATGTAACAGCACTTCCTAAAGATAAACAACAGGTTGTTTTACAGCTACATACGGGCGAGATTGTTTCCCCAGTAGAGTATTCAGAAACATTAAAAAAATTCATTGTGAAGTTCAGAAATATTCGTCAGTCCTCTATTAAGGGATGGGCTGCATTAACAGAAGTGCAAAAAGCATTGAATATTCCTGCCCTATCTCATGATGAGTTAAAGGCTATACGTCAAAAGGAACTTGAAAGTATCGCAAGTACACAAGGCAAAACGGTCAACCAAGTAATTAAAGAATCTATGGCCGATCTGCTTGTTTGAACCATTAAAAATCAATTATCAATTTTGAGGAAAACACGATGTATAAATTAAATATTTCAACACCAGCATTTTTTCAAGCCTCGTTACCAATCTCGATGGAGGTTGGTGAATTTCTTATAAATCGTTTGAATCAATTAGACAGTCAAACTATTCACCGTGATGAATTGCAACAAAAAATGGGCTATCCCATTGGCGTTGGCTCTAACTCAGGTTCATTCCTAAACAACGTTTATAACTTTGCCAATGCGATTCTGAAAGAATCAAATGCAGAACAATTCAAGGTTGAGATTGAAGCAATCCCAGCACATCAAAAAATTGATTCAATTTTCTCAGAAGCAGCGAGTCTACCTGAACATGGACGCTCTATTGTTGTGGTCTTCAAAGATAAACAACTTATGTCAGATGTAGAGTACTGCAAAAAATGTAAGGAATGGCATTCACCTAAAGGTGATCTAAAGGCAGGGCAGATCCATCAATGGGCATATACAGAGGATTTCTACAATTTATTAAATTTGCCTGAATTCCCTGAAGCTAAAACTAATAACAGAAAAAGCACAGAAGATATTGCCGCAGATTTAGCCCACTTATTTTTACTTAAAGCACTTCTAGGTGCAGCGAAGTCTGGATCTGAAAGTTCACGTTCATTTTTCTAATATTTATAGGCACACATACAAAAGCGGCCACTTTTGTATGTGTCACACAATCACCGGAGAGCAATTATGCAAAATGATTCTACAGTACAAACTGAACAAGCGGAAATTCCTGCACATTTACAATGTGAACCACGTACTTACAAAGTCACCTATGACAAATGGAGTGATGTCTGTGATTTAGAATTCACAGTTGTTATTAAATGCACCGATGAAATGCTTCATGAGCACAATAACTTTTGGTCTGGCTACACAGACAGACTAAAAGAAAATAATGGAGACATTGTTGCAGTCATATTGAAAATGATTGGAAAAGCCGTTTTTTTTGCTTGTTTTGAGGGTAAAGAAAGCGTTGGCATCCCCCCTTATAAATGGGGTGTAAATACTATTTTTCAGGAAGAAGGCTGGTATAGCGACTGTTTTGAAATTACCAAGATTCATTTTGATAGTCTTGTTAGTGGAGATGATTTCGAATTTCAACCAGTTCAATCAGAAGGAGCAACTTCATGACTGAATCTGCTTTCTCCTATTCATACGAGTTTTATCATAGGCATACCACTTCTATACTTAACGATGAATTTACTTTTCTATTTCAAAGGAATGTTGTTGATCAACATCAAGTCGGAGTCATCCGAGGGCTTCTTAGGGCTTTTTTACTTCTTGATATGATTTCCGCTGAAGAATACGAAAACTTATCTAAGGTGATTACTACATTCGACCGATCTGATCATAACCATTGCTCCCATATTGCAGTTTATTTTGCATCTATTTGTGAGGTGCTCAATGTCTAAATATCAATGCAATTGTGGCGGTCTAATCCTTCCAGACTTTGATTCATATAAGGTGGATGATGAAGTAAATTTCATGATCCAAAAAAGAAAGCGTATTGGTAATGGTGAAATCCTTGTCAATCAAACAGCCCATCAAGGAAGAATTACCAAAATTGATGGCGATGACATCACTGTTAAAGCTGCAGTACGTACTTATGTGCTGTCACGTTATGAAATAACTCCAAAAGATGCACCAGGACCAATCGAATATTTCCGCCTAGGTAAATGCCGATGTGAACTGGATCAACAGGAGCTATCAGCATGAATATGGCAGTCTTCAATCTTAAAAAGGTGGGTAGACCAACCAAATTAAAAAGCACCCATGGTACCTGGTGGCATTCAGAATTAATCGTTCTGGAAGCTATGCTCGAGGAGCACAAAACATTTACTGAAATTGCAGATGTGCTGGATTGCACACCTAAGCGCGTTCGTCAAAAGGTTGATTTGCTTAGAGCTAAAGGATTACCACCAAGTAAAGGAGGTAGACCAAGACATGCATTTCGTCGTACTCGAGGCAGTTGGTGGGATTGTGAAGTTGCGGTTTTAAAGGCCATGCTTCAGGAAAAATTCAAGGTTCCCTACATTTCTGAAGTACTGGATCGCGACACAAATTGTGTTCATACCAAAATTAAATATTTACAAACGAAGGGGGAGCTATGAGAGGCGTAAACAAAGTTATTTTGGTCGGTTCACTAGGAGCGAACCCCCAATCTAAAAATTTTCAGAACGGTGGCTCTTATGCTCAATTTTCTATCGCTACATCCGAACGCTGGCAAGACCAACGTTCAGGTGAGTGGCGTGAAAGTACAGAGTGGCATCGTATCGTGGCATATGGCCGTTTTGGTGAGATCGCAATCCAATATCTTGCAAAAGGCGAAAAGGTATATATCGAAGGATCTCTTCATACTCGTAAGTACACCGATGAAAAGCGAATAGAACGCTATGTGACTGAAGTAAAAGTAAGCCAGATGCAAATGCTCGACACTCAGCCGATCGCTAACCCTGTATAAGGATAATAAGGATAATAATGATGGATTTTAAAAATATTGTGATCGCACGTCAGGCAATCACAGACAAACATGGTACCAACAAACCCCAATTAATCATCCAGAGTGAAATGGATTGTCCTGTGTGTACAACGGGCAAAATGCGTTATCAAATTAGTGCACACAATGGCCATATTGCTGCCGAATGTTCTACCAGTGACTGTGTAAGATGGATGGAATAATTATGTACCCAAATCAAGGTTTAATTTTCGATACTGAAACCCATAAATTACATGGCGACATCATCGAAGCCGGTGCACTAGATTTCACGTTTGAGAATGGTGAGCTAAAGATCGGATATGAGCATGATCTTGGCAGATTCAAACCAAGTGAATCTATCGGTTTAGGTGCTATGGCCGTGCATCATATCTTTGATGAGGATCTCAAAGACTGTAAACCATTTACAGATTTCGAAATCCCAAAGAAATTAAATACTCGTTTTTTGATTGGCCATAACATTGATTATGATGTCCAAGCTATGAATCGAACAGGCTTTGATTTTAATGCCCAACTGTTTCAACCTTTTGAAGCAATTTGTACGCTAGCAATGGCTCGACGTTTATGGCCACAATTGGAAAGTCATTCCTTAACTGCCCTTGCTTATCATGTTAGTGAAAATAAAAGGCAAACTCGTATTTGTCTAAAAGAAGCACATAGTGCAATTAATGATTGTTACACAACCTTTGAAATTTTAAAGGCCATAGTCGAAACGGCAGGGCTTAAAGACATGGAGGATCTCGCTGCATTCTCATTTAATTCTCGGACCCCAACACATATTTTTTATGGGGAATACAAAGGCTATGCAATTTCAGATTTACCCGATCAAGCCCTCGATGACCTTATAGAAAAATCCGACGGTTTCTTATTGAGTTCATTGCGTACTGAATCTTTCAGACGGAGTGAACTCCCTTTCTAAACCTATAAAACACCTCAAATGCGCCTCCGAATGAGGCGCATTTTTTTTAGAATAAGTTTATGTAAATTTTAGGAAATATTATGGCAGCGGGTATCGAGTGTCGTGGCAACAGCCTACGAATGTGGATTCTCTATAAAGGAGAGCACATGAAAGAGCCTTTAGATTGGCCAGCGACTCCAGAGCACACAGAACGAGCCAAGCAATGGGCAGAATTGATCTCTTTAGAAATGAAAATGGGAAAGTTTGAGCTTTCAAGACACTTCCCAAATTCCAAAAATTTAAAGGAAAACCAGATCTCGTACTATGCAAAAATTTACTTAGAAGACATCAAAAAGGATGTGGCTCCAAGTACTTATGCATCCTATGAAGGGCATGTAAAAAACCACATAAACCCCAAATGGGGAAAATTACATCCCGAAGAAATTGAGACCAAACAAGTAAAAAAATGGATTAAGCAACTGAAGGAAACCCACAGCAGTAAAACAATCCGTGAAATTATCACAAGATTCTCGCAAGTACATGCCGTCTGGCGTGATGAGAATAAAGTGGCCTTTGATCCATTCCAAAATATCACCATCCACCAGGCTGATACTCCAGAGCCAGATCCATTCACGAAATCAGAAATAAACCGCATTCTACAAACTGAAACAGATCTCGATATAGAAAACCTTTTGCCATGTTTATTCTGGACTGGCCTATCCATGTCGGAACAGATCCCGATCGCATGGGAAGATATCAACATGGAAAAAGGAACGATTCAAATAAACCGGTCTTATGTTCGTGGTGTTTACCGCGTAACTAAAAATCGTCGTCGTAAGCGTGAAATCAAGCTATTACAGCCAGCATTGGATGCACTTAAAGAACAATATCGCATTACAGGGAATACTAGAACGCAAGTGATAGAAGTACTGCAGCGCGATAATCATAGCTACAAGGAGGAGCGTTTAAGATTCGTTTGGCTCAATCGAGAACGGTCGACACATTTTGAATACCATGAACTGCGCTATCGATGGGGCAAACACCTCAAAAAAGCAAAGGTACGAAAAAGGGGAATTAACCAAGGTCGACATACTTTTGCGAGCCAATTATTATCAAGTGGCCAAGTTCCCCCGGAGTGGATTGCAGAGCAGCTGGGGCACGCTGATACGTCTATGATCTATAAGCATTATGGCAAATTGATTGCTGAAGATATGCCAGACTATTTATCCAAAATTAATCAATATATTCAGCAGTAATAACCAATATAGTGATTCACTAAATAATTACTCTGGAAAGTAAGTAATAAGTACCTGAATTGTTTAGGTACTTTTTTTTTATTACTCCATTACTCGGCTAAACATAGCACTCATATTGGCTATTTCTCTGTTCGACTTTTACGATCGTTGTCCTGGTGCAATGACCGTACCAATGGCCACATATTCCCATATTTGCCCCTTTTTAGGCTTGAAAAAACTTAATATATTGTTATATATCGAATTATTTTTAATTTGTGCGGGGTTCGAATCCCGTCATTCACCCCAATTTCGGAGCATAGCACAGCCTGGTAGTGCACCTGGTTTGGGACCAGGGGGTCGTAGGTTCGAATCCTACTGCTCCGACCATCATCTTAAAAGATGAGATAAAATACCGCTAAGTTAGCGGTTTTTTTACGTCTGGATTTTTTAAATTTAATAGCTTAAATTGAGTCCGTAGCCGTAGGTCGCGGCGTACCAATTCACGATAAATGTAGAGATTAAAAATACAAGAACTAAGATCATGATGAATTTATAGCTCGCTTTTTTGGCTGCTATAAGATAACCAGCCAACATGCTTAAGATGAACCAAAACCAAGTATAGATCATTAAAAAGTTCTTAAATGAACCACTACAACCTTCTATACATGGCCTTTTATGTTTTAATAAGTTAATAAAAATTTCATGCGAAAGTTGCATTAAAACAATGATAATCATTAGACCTAAGATAGGGTACAGAATCTTTTTCATCATTTGAACTCAAAATTAATAGCTTAGATTCAGTCCATAGCCATAATTTGTTGAATACCAAGAAAGCAAAACTAATAAAAAAATAATTAAAATAATGAAGTAAAATATTGTTTTAAAACCAACTTTTCTTAATGAAAATAAGTATCCGATGAGTCCACCCGAAAAGAGGCTTGTCCAAGTAAATGTTCTTGCAATTATTAAAAAATCAGCACTACATCCTTCTCTGCATCTAGATTTATCTGTATAAATTAAACTAAAAAATTGAGGTACAATTAGAATAATTATTGCAACTAAAAAAATTCCAGCTAATACCCATAAAATATGTTTCATTACTTTACCTCGAAAAACAATATTCTCTTTGCTTTACCATAATCAGAATATGTATATCCCATAAAGTCAAAACTGTTAAACCCAAGAGTAAAACGTAAAAAGGTTGTCCAATTATCTGTTAATTTTGATTTATTCCATAAATCGATATGTCCACCGCTCGCTGCATCTGCACTTTCATCATCGCGTTCCCAATACTCTCCGAAAAATATAATTCCTGTTTTACCTTTGATTTTTGATTGCCAATCTCTCCCAGTTATGACGATAGCAGGGCCAATCCCACAAACAGGTCTTGTTTGAAGCCAGACAGCCATCTCATTCGCTCTTGTTGCTGTCGCCTTATTGTTTAATACAATACGACCAAGCGTAAGTGCTTTCCCTTCAGGTTTAATATTGTTCTGAGAAAAAGTAGCCATCTTTACACCTACTTTATGCAAAGTCACGCTCATTCGAATTGCACATTGATTTTCAAACCCTTTAGGGGCTTGTCCATTAATGTTATATGGTGGAGTCTTGTCACCATAGTAATTATCCCATAACTCTTTAAAGGTAATCGGAACGATTCCCACCATACTACAAGCCGCAACAGAGCCACGTTTGGGATTTGTTTTAACCGTTCCCGATTGATTAACTGGCAT